ACGTTCGGGTCTCGTAGTGCGCGATTAGAAGAGTAAATAGAGGGCATGGGTTATCAGGCACAGGCTGGTGCGTCTGCTGACATTACAACGCCGGTTGTGTACCAGTGTGTTCCGTCACAAACAAAGGTTACATCTGTTCCAACCTCGGCATCCTGAAACGTCCAAGTGTCTTCACTAGAAAAACCCGCTTGCACTGACACGTTGTCAGCGTTGGTGTCTGCGTGTACAACACCGCCTTTAAAAAGGGATGTAGCAGCGTGCGTGGCTACGATAAGATCATCGTTGCCGTCGTCATCTTTCCAAACAATTACCCGATAAGTCAACCCAACTTGTGGTGTTGGCAATGTCAAAGTGGTGTCAGCACCCGGCGCAACCAAATCGCAACAGATAAGTTTTCCACTATCGGCTGCGGTCAATGCAACGCTTGCTGTAACTGTCTTACATAACGTGTGCGTTGCTTCGTACTGAGCAATCTGTCGCACTCTATTTGGACTCGGCATGGTTTACTCCTTATGCCTGTGGGTGTGATTCGCGTGGACCCACTCGCCACGCTAGGGATACCCCCCTGCGGCCCGAAGACCGCAGGGAGGAAGAAGGGGAATCAACGATCTTGGCTAACCAGGATGTAATCAATCGTCATAGCCGTTGAACCAGTCCCAGTAGAACTGACTTCAAAGTAAGGCGTAAGTGCCGTACTTGCATCAGGCAGGTTGGTTGACGATTTTCCGACCTGTTCGCCGTTAACGTAAAACGTGACACTGGAAGTGCCTCGCACTTCAAATGCCAAGTCTACAAATGTGGCATCAGCCAGATCCTTGGTCGTATCTGCTGTGGTTTCCGTAGCGTCATCTTCTACAACGTAGTAAATGTCAGCAGTGTTGCCAGCCGTGTTGCGGAAACCAATGGTGTCATTATTTCCGTCAAGAACGGGTGCAGCAGTAGAACCAGTTGCAGCATCGTCTGCTGCGGCAAGTCCGACAAACCACTTTGCATCATCAGCATCATCCAAACGGATGCGTGCTTTATATACAATGTCTTTGTTTGCATCCATGTAAATGCAAGCACCAACCTTCTGGATACTTACATAGTCGGCCGCGCTACTGCCAGGGGTAAGAACGATTGCGCCAGCAGCAACATCTCCAAGAAGGACTGTGCCACTGTTATCTGTTGAGTTCCGCCATGTCGCAGCGTTGTCACCTGTGCCTACCGATGGAAATTCGCCAAAGTCATCAAAGAAAACAAACGGCATGTCCAACGGCGCACCAGCCTTGCTGACTGGAGGAAGAAAGGGAATACTCAGAGCCATTGCTATTTACTCCTGTTCTGAGTGATTAGATTAGTCACGCTACTCACGCACCGGGAGCAACGATGCCCTGACGCATACGCGACGAGCAGAACATATTCCACCAGCAGTCAACCGGCTGAACGTGAGTGAACGGCTGGTTGGGGTGCTGCATTACGTCGTGCTTGAAGAAGTAACGACGAGAGTGGAAAACAGGGGTCAGGTAATTAGCGTTGACCCAGTAGAAACGATTGCCTGGAGTAGTAGCCGATGCTTCGACTGAACCAGTGCCACCATCGTTGTAGATCGCAGCGGAGTCCAACTTGCTGATGTACATGACATCAATGCCGCTGTACTGCGGGTTGTTGTACGCAGGATCTTGACGATTTACCAGGGTGTCATTGGCGTCACGAAGCATTCTCTTGTAGAGGTTGATACCGCTACGGGATGCTGCGATGAACTGACGAGACAGGTTTGGTGACTCGAAATACTCTTGCTTGGTCGCTGGTGGGATGAACTGAACCTTCAGGAACATTTCATCAAACGCATCGAGCAGGCCGTCGTTGTCGCCGTCGCTGTCATCTGGATCGTTGTAGTCGTAGTTCGACACTTGGTTGTTGTACTTGCTACCGGCTACGGAAATGTCGAGACCCTGAAGGGTGTCTGATCCGAAGTTCCAGTGAGCAGCACCACTGTTGTCCTCGTGGATGAACGCAGGAATCGAGTAAGGAACCTTACCCGTTGTTGATTCCATGTCGGTCGTGCCAGAGTCAGCAGGCTTTCGCCAGAGGTCGGCTTCCATGCCGTTCATGAGCGATGTCCAGAGACGCTGCTCCTTGAGTCGCTTGAGTCGCTTGTACACGACCTTCTGTGCGTCACGAGACAGACCGTCTCCAACCTGAAGCTCGATCTCCTGGTCGGTCCATGAAAGGTGGTCGATGGAGAATCGCCAATCGATCTCCAGATTCGTAGCCACTTCAGGATTTGTCCAGGTGAACGTATCGTTCGGCTGGTAGTGGTCGTAAGTGTTGTTCTCATCCAACATGAGGGTCTCACGAATCGTGCTACCACCTTGGATGACGCTGTCCATTCCCTTGCCCTTGAGCATGCGGGAAAGGAGGTATGTGTTCTCGACGGCTTCGTTGACAACCTGCTCGGCACTAGTGAGATACCGTGGGCCGGTCAGGTTCATGAAGTCGTTGAAATTGCTAAGGGCAGTACCCATTAGTCACTCCAATCAAATCTTAAATTGCTTAGCAACGTCGTCAGGATTCATTCCACTCATCAATGACTCAAGCACCTGATCGTCTCTGTCATCAACCGTTCGAGGTCGAGAGGCAGTTGATGCCGTACTCTTCCTCTTTGGCTGACCAGCGGACTTGGCCTGATTGATCTTGGTGGATTTGTTTCCTGTCTCAATCGCGTCAGCAAACATTATTCTTGACGCATCGAGCATGACATCAGAGTAGGTCTCGTATTGACCCGTCTTGACCAGTGCGGTCATTTTCTCTTTGACCTGCTCGAATTGTGAGTCGTCAGCCAACTGTGGGAACCGCTCCCGCAACTGTGATCGAACTGACGACAGTTCTTTCTGCTCAATCATGTTTGACAGTTGAGCAAGCCGCATCTCCTGCTGTCGGATGATTGCTGTCATGCTTTGGGCCAATGATTCCATCGGCTTCCACACGGCATCTGCGGCCTCATCTCCGAATATCTCTGCGATCTGGTTCTTCTGCGTTGCCAAGTCGGGGTGCATTTGGGGTTGGGCGTTGTCCTGCGATGTGTTCTCGCCCTGGACTTCGCCTTCCATCTGCTCACCATCTTGTTGCGTCTGCTCCAGTTTCGACTTGAGTTCGGCGTGTTCTTGAGAGAAACGATCACCATCAGCCTGGACTTTGGCTCTCTTGAGTCCCCACTCGATAAATCGATCAGGGTCTCTTTCGAATTCCTCGTCCAAGATATGGCGGGGTGTTCCATCTCGCTGTAGCGCGGCCATTGCACGCTCGTAGTCGTCGCCCTGGTTTTCCTTCTCAGGCTCAGGCGTTGACTCCTCGGCAACTTCTACCTCTTCCTCGGCGTTGTCTTCCACTACGGGGCTAGACGGTTCCACCTCGGCTTCGGCTTGGTTTGCCATGACACCCAAGATACTGTTCAAGACATCCTCGTCTCCCTTAGCACCAGAGGTCTCTAGTCCTTCAGGAAGTGGCATCTCATCAACAACATCTTGGGCTACTGGTTCTGTGGCTTCGATTGTTTCGGTTGCCTCGATTTCGTTCATCGTTTCGTCGCTCATGCTTTGTTCTCCGGGGTTGACCTTGACAGGCTCCCTATTCTTTTTCCATATCATGACGGGACGCCACATCCCGTTCATGCGCTTGCGAACGAATTATTGGTTGCCCCTGCTTGTTGCACTCAGCACCCTCAAGGTTGCGAGGCAAGGAGCGGGACACATACGGATACTGATGGGTCTTGCGTGCGATGCCCTCGGCGTCAAGCATGAACGACGGCACACGAGTCAACGTCTTGCCGTTTCCGCTCACGGTGCTTCCAATACTGGGAGCTTCCGAAGCGTTGAAGAACAGTTCGTGGTCGTTTCCATCTTCGTCTTTGAAGGCGTAGATCGGCATCACATTCCCAGGGCTGCTCTGGCCCTCTCCATATTCATGTCAGACTGACCACCGGCAACGTCAACCTGTTGTTGCTGTGCCTGTGCCGCCTGCTGTTGTGCTTGCAAGAATTGCTGCATGGCCTGCTTGTCAATCAGTTCACCCAGTTCCGGCATGTTCATCGCGTCGCCCACGATCTTCAGCAGCGAATCCCAATCCAAGAATGGCATCTGCATCATCATCGGTGCAGACTGCGTCACGATCTGGAGAGTCTCCATTGCACGCTTCTGCATCAGAGCCTCGTTGGTTCGCTCCATCGAGTACGCCTCGACTTCCATTTCAAGGTCTTCAAACCTCTCGCCGGTAACCATTGTCTGGATGCCACCGACCCACCAAGGTTCTGGTTGGCCCATCGCTTCGGCTGCTTCAATGCCAATCGGAAACGCGACACGGTCGTCGTGGAACATGTACCACGCAGCCTTGCGTATGGCTGAGTTGACGGCGTCAACAAACTGGCGACGAATGTACGCGAACCGCATTGAGCCGGAGGCTTCAGCAATCTGAACTTCTGTCGCCGTCGCGTCGCCCGTGACCACGCCTCGTTGCGCATCCTGGACACCACTGTTGCGATCAAGTCGCTCGCGGGCCATCTGGATGTAGTTGATCATCTGAGCAGTAATGCCACCCAGTTCAATCGGAACAATGCTCTCTCTGTCAAGGTTCTCGACTGGTACGACAAAGTTGTCAGGTGAAGACGCTACGTCGTTGGCGAGCTTCTTGTTCTTTGCATCCACAAACACCATTCGCTTGTACTGAGCGGCGGCGCGTCGTGCTGCGATTACATGCTCGTTCAAGTCGTCGGACTGACCAGCCACCGCCACCAGTGGTGATAGTGGGTAGGAGTTGTCCGGCACACAGTAGGCTCCGAACATGGTGTAGGGTCCGCTTGGTGGACCGTAGTACGGACGCGGCTCTCTGAGGTACTCGACCCTGATCTCGTCGCCCGTTCCTTGTGCCATCGAGATGGTGTAGATCGTGCCGTTGAATCCTTCCATCGGACCCAACTCGTCGTCGTGCTGGACCTCTGGAACCCAAATCTCGTAACCCAAGATTTCTTTGCGAGATGGTGCGTTTGACTTGACACCCTTGATGTCTCGGTAATTGTCGAGATCAACGTCGTCACCCACCGACTCAATGAACTCGCGGTTCCAGGTTGAGTCGTCTTTGGCTTCTTCCAGCAGGTCTTCCTTGTCTCGAATCCAAACGTGACCCATGAACCTTGCCTGATCGAACGACAACGCCATCGGGTCGGTGAAGAACCGTTTGGGCGAAATGCGGTAGCAGCGAGGCCAGTGAGGGACATCAGGGTCTTCTGGGTCGTACCCTGGCTGTGGTTCTTCGGCTGTCATCATGACGCCGTAACCCATCAGCATGTCGTAGCCTGCAAGCATCAGCGGCAAACGAACATTGGTGTCCTTGCACCACCTGTTGAGGCCGTGTTCCATTGCCAACGCCGTCATGCGTTGACTGACGGGCCTGCGAGTGCTTACACGAATCCGTGGGTTGTCATGAACCAGTCGTGGAATAGTCAACGAAAGATATTCATAGACATGGTTTTCGGGAACGTCGCCGCTCTCGTCTGACATGTCTCTATACGCGGAGCCGACAAACTGGCTGACCAAATCGGTGTATGACTCCAGGTGAGAATCACGCAACGCTTCTGCCGCTTGAATTTCTTCGTATAGATGTTCTGGTGTTATATCAAGCATAATTATTCTGGCAAAGAACTATTGGTAACAAGTTCATGGCTTACTTTGCGCGAGGGTTGCGGTGCGTTGGCACTCTTTTAACTCCGCTGCCTGGAGCGTGCCACGGCAAATAGACATCATCAGGATCGTGTGGTGGTTTGGTTGGTATACCTAAAATATCATCGATTGGCCTTCTACCACCCCAACTCCCCAATGTGTAGTGATATTTAAGATCATCAATGACTTCATTTACGCCCGCGTCGATTTTATCTTGCCGGTCAAGCTCGGCCATAATTAAACCAACATCGGTGTCGTAATACCCAGCGACACGCCGACCCTGCATGTGCGCGTTCATTGCATCAAGGTAGGCAGGTCCGTAAGGACCACCATATCCTCCCCCTGGCATACTGCGATTAGGCGGCATACCGACAGGAGGACGACCGCCCATTGCCATGTTTCCCATCATCAGGTTTGGCGTTGCCGGAGTGTTCAGGTTTCCCATCATCAGCGGTGCTTGTTTGTTTGCCATCAGTATCCGGTCCTTGGTGATCGCTTGGTCATAGCGGATCGCTTGCGTTTGCTGGTTGTTGACTTTGTTCCCGCTCGGGTGTTGGTTTTCGCGGCCCGAAACTTGTCCAAAAATTCTTGAGCGTCGCTTTTCTTCTTGAAATCTTTGGATACACCGCCCGTCGCAGCAGTGTATCCCCGACTTGTTTTATTAATTCTCATGTCAAATCTTCTTGCGGCGTCGTACAACCTTTTTCTTTTTCTTCTTTCCTAGCATTCCCATGCCCTTGCTCATTGGACGTCGCTTGCCTGTTGCTTTACTTCTTCCTCGCATAGCTCATTCCTTTCGTTTACATAAGCTAAAAAATCATCGGTAACAAACTCGTAATATCCAGTCGGCTTCAACTTTTCTGAAAACGATTTCAATGTTGAAAGCCGTTGAACAAACACCATTCCATACACATCTTCAGTTACAGAACCCCATTCGTGTGGGTCCAAATTTGGGTCATCAGGGCCGTTATTGTCTGGATCAAATGACATCAGATATAGATCGTTATTTCTTATCTGCTTGTTCGTTGTTTGAACCCACTCGTTGCTTGACCACTTCTCAGCGTCATACACAACAATGACAAGTTCAAACTTATCATCCCAACCATCGATTGTGTCCATGACCGTTTTTTCTTGGCCCACAAGAACACAAACACCACCACGTTCCCAGGTGCTTTTCGCATACGGGCATGGTTTCATTCCGTTGTAGAAATCACTCGGAACATCTAGGTAGTTGTCTACCCACTGTTTGAGGTCTTTCTGGATGGTGTCACAATCGAGTGTCATTGTTTGTTTTCGCCTAACTTTCGGCGTGCTAATACTTCGTAATACAGTTCAGGTGTCCACTCTTTGTAGAACCCGTCTTCTTCCAAAGACTTGCTGGCGATGTTGAGTTCGTCCAATCGAAAGAGTAAGACGAAGACGTATTCATCGTGTAAACCAAGCTCGGGATCTTCTTCGGTTGACTGGGCCAAGAAGGTACGCTCGTCCCAGGGGTGCAGGCCAAGGCTGTACACATTCTTCTTTGACCACTGCTTGTTGAGCTTGCGGACATCCTCTTGAAACTCGTCCATGTCCCAATCATCTGGCTCCATCTTGACCAGAATGGTGATTGCGGATTTGTTTTCGATGAAGTCATGTATGCCCTTGATGACATCACGCCAGTCGTCAACAACATCAATCCCAACAGCGTTCGCCTCCCACGCTCCCTTTGCAAACGGACAGACCGGCCAGTCGCCAAGAGACTCCCTCGGTTCTTCGAGGATCTTCTTGCTCCACTCACGCACTTCTTTGCGTATCTCTTCAAGCATGACAGGGTTTGTCTCATTGCTCCGTACTGCTCACATAACTTTCCATCAACTCAACTGCCGTAATCGGGCAATCAGCGACCATCACTGTCCAGGTCGTGTCGCCTGTGCCAATGGCCCCAAGCCAGCCTTCGCCGCCATGAGACCCAAGTAGATCAATCATTTCCGATGCCAGTTCTTCCAGTCGATCCTGAATGCTACTCATTGACCACCTCCGCGTGTCCCAAGATGTCACCAAGGGTGTTTCTTTTATACATCGGAACCGTGCCGTCAAAGTGGGGTGCTTCATTTCTCATGAAGACCGCACCGGCGTAGGCGATGACTCGGTCACCGTGAGACTCACGCGCGCCCGTGGTTTCGTCTTGGAGATGACCTGGGCCGATGCTTCCATCTGCGAAGAAGACGTAGTTCAACATCTCTCCCAAACCCTCGCGGCTGTGAATCGTGATGTCGCCTGCGTTTATCTCGCGGGACAAGCCTGAGAGCAAGATCCGCTTGGATCTTCGATCCGACCTCCACCCGTAGTCCTTCGTGCGTTTGTCGGTACGCTTGCCCAACTGTCGCTTGAAGTAGATGTAGGAGTAGTTCTGTCGTTGCACATCCTGGTAGAACGCTTCGCCTGGACCGTTGACCTCCCACCCTAAGAACGCCTCGCCGTTCTGACCACGCCAGATGGTGCGGCCTGCAAGACATACTTCTTCAGCAAGATCGAAAGGTGAGGTGTGTGGGTCAACGAATTCTGCAACGATTTCTCCTGTCTCGCGGTCCATCACCGCGACTGCTGAGTTAGATGAACCCCGGCCCTGAGCCAAGTCTGCGAACATGCAGAAGTTGGTCTGCCGGTCAGGTCTGCCGTTCGAAAGATCACACCAGACGAACCACCGCCCACGCTCGCAGGAGACCAGTTTGCCGTCTTCGATTTCACATCGAATTGGGTCGCCTCCGTTGGCCTGGATGTGGCGGGTCACGATAGATGAGTTGAAGAAAAGATCGCCGGAAGTGGTGTGGTCGATGAGAATGTTCTGTCCCACATCGGAGGGGTCTTGACGACGCTCAACCTGATTGCGGAACCAAGGGGATGTCCAGTAACCACGACCGGCTATGTTTGTGATAGTGCCGTCTTCATCAACTTTCCACTCGCGGTTCTTGCCCTTGGTCGGGTGGTCCCAGTACCCAAGGGTGACGATCTTCGGCTTGCCGTGAACAAGACCAGCGTTGCGTTGCTTGGTGAATTCCGTACCAGGACCGATGGGCGTCGAGTTTCCGATACGGCAGGCAGAGGTATCCGCCGCTGATCGCCATGCATCTGTCGCGTGATCCATCGCTGCCATCTCGTCAAACAGGACAAAGGTTCGACGACCACCACGACCGACATGGCCTGTGGTTGCCTGACCAGAGATCGTCGCGTTGGTCACCGGGTTGATGAGTTGCATGTGAGATCGACACGATCCGCCACGCATGAAGTGCTGCCGCTCACCTGGAAGCATCCAGTCGGGGCAGGACTCCAGCATGTAGTCAACTTTCCAGAACAGGCTGTCGGGGTCACCCCTTCTGTCGACAAGATCCTCGATTCGTGAGGCCATCAAGACCTGGGCGTCGTCGCGGAACAACCAGTACCAAACAGCAACGGCCACACAGAGCCACGAGGCTCCCATGTCACGGCTCTTGTCAATGATGACATCTTCACCCGTGTCGATTGCTTCGATGATGCTACGGAGGGCTGCGTCCTGCACAGGCCAAGTCCTGAACGGAACGTGCTGGGCGAC